GTTATCAAGCAATGCTTCATGGTACCGAAGCTGTTGTGCCACTGCCTGATGGCAAAACAATACCAGTAAGTATGCCAGAGCAAAACAATGATTCAGCTGTTTTAGTTTCACTTTTATCTGCTAAAGTACAAAAATTAACTTTATTAGTTGATGGAATGTCTAAACACATGGAAATGTCTAGACAGTTATTACAACTACAGAGTTAATAAACTAAATAACAGACTATGGCAACTACAAACGGTACTAACGGACGCAACGGTTCTTGGCGTAAATATTTTAAACTCGCTGATACAAATCAGATGGGTCAACTTAGCCCAATATCTGGCAAAAACAATTTTGGACTACCTGGTTATAACAGATCAGGTTCTGATTTTGAAAGTGGAACACGAAATGAATTTGCGTTTCGCAATTACGCAAGTAGATTACCTGAAGTTTATTCAGGACATCCAAACAGATTAGAGCGTTACAATCAGTATGAAAACATGGATTGTGATAGCGAAGTAAACGCTTGCTTAGACATTATTGCTGAGTTTAGCACACAAGCTAACGGCGATAACGGCACTCCTTTTGACATTGATTTCGGTGAAAATCCAACAGATCATGAAATTGAAATTATCAAAAAGCAATTACAGCAATGGACTAAGCTAAACAAATTAGATCAGCGTATTTTTAAATTATTCCGTAATGCCATTAAGTATGGCGATCAAGTATTTGTTCGTGACCCAGAAACATTTGAGATGTACTGGATTGACATGATTAAAGTAGCACGTATCATTGTTAACGAGTCAGAAGGCAAACGTCCTGAACAATATATCATTCGTGATATCAATCCTAATTTTCAAAATATGAGTATGGCGGCTAAAACCACATCTGATTATTATGTAAGTCGTTCAACAGGATCTGTTACAACGGGAAATAACTATAACGCACCAAATGGCGGAGCAGGTGGCGGCGGTGGCGGTGGTTCAGGCAATAGTCGTTTTACACAGGCTATGAATGAGTCATGTATTGATGCTAAACACGTAGTTCACTTAAGTTTAAATGAAGGTTTAGATTATTTTTGGCCGTTTGGACAAAGTATTCTAGAAAATATCTATAAAGTTTACAAACAAAAAGAATTATTAGAAGATTCTGTATTGATATATCGTGTACAACGTGCTCCTGAACGCAGATTATTTAAAATTGACGTAGGTAATATGCCTAGTCACATGGCAATGGCGTTTGTTGAGCGTGTTAAAAACGAAATGCATCAGCGCCGTATTCCTACAATAACCGGTGGTGGAACTAACATGATGGACGCAAGTTATAATCCATTAAGTGTAAATGAAGATTATTTCTTTCCTCAAACATCAGATGGGCGTGGAAGTTCAGTCGAAGTATTGCCAGGCGGACAAAATCTAGGCGAAATTGACGATTTAAAGTATTTTAACAACAAAATGGCACGTGGTTTACGAGTTCCTAGTAGTTATCTTCCTACTGGACCTGACGATAGCGCAGCAACAACTAATGATGGCAAAGTAGGCACAGCATTAATTCAAGAATTCCGTTTTAACAAATATTGCGAGCGTTTACAAAAGCTTATTATGCAAAAGTTAGACGATGAATTTAAAATGTTTTTACATTGGAGAGGATTTGTTATTGATAGCAGTATCTTTACATTAAGATTGACTCAACCACAGAATTTTGCTAGTTATCGTCAATCTGAGCTTGATACTGCTCGTGTAAGCACATTTACCGCTATTGAACCACTGCCTTATTTGTCAAAACGCTTCATATTAAAGAGATATCTAGGTTTAACTGACGAAGAAATTCTTGAAAATGAAACATTATGGAAAGAAGAACGTGATCTTTCTGAAGTTCTTAATGTTTCTGGACAAGATTTACGTTCAGTCGGTGTTACTCCTGCTGGAATGGATGCTGATATGGACATGGGTGATGATTTAGCAGATACAGGAGTTGGCACAGCTGATGTTGATGCTGGCGCGGGTCCTGCAGCGGGTCCACAAACCGCCCCGGGCGCGGGTAGCGTAGGAAGCCCAGCTGGAAACACAGCAGGTGTGTAGCTCTAGTATAAAAGATAAATAATAAATCATGATACTAAACGAAATTTACGAAAAAAGTCCTGAATCTTATCAAGATTTGGAAAACGATAATACACAACCCCAAATGGGTCAATTACGCAAGACTCGTTTAACGTTGGCACAAATTCGTAAGTTACGACAGATGAATGATATTCGTAAAATAGAACATAAAAGCAAATTAAAATATGTTAAGGCTCAGTATTCTCCTCCAGTAGAGCCTTCTGGCCCACAAATGTAATACAAATTACATAAAATAGTCATTTTTTTCGTCTTAAATTGATAATATTATTAGTTAATGCTAAGTATTAGCACGAGCCATCATCCAAGGAGATAATATGACATCGAAATTTGAACAGTTAATCGAATATGTGATTAACGATGACGAACAAAAAGCCCGCGAGCTTTTCCATAATATCGTAGTTGAGAAATCACGCGAAATTTATGAAAACCTAATGAACGAAGAGGACGAGGAGGATATCGAAGAAGGCATGGACGATACTTCTGGTTCTGCTAGTCAAGATTTGACAAAAGAAGTTGAAACTGACCAAGCCGGCATGAACGAAGAAGAAGATGATGATGCTGAAGATGACGCAGACGCTGATTTTGATGATGAAGCTGAAGAAGACGGCGAAGATCTTACAAAAGATATGGAACATGATCATGACGACGGCGACGACGACATGGGTGAAGAAGATCTCGAAGATCGTGTAGTTGATCTTGAAGACAAGCTTGACGAATTAATGGCTGAATTTGAAGCTTTAATGGGTGACGAAGAAGCTGAAATTGGCGGCGAAGAAGGCGACGATTTTGACATGGAACCAGTTGATGGTGAAGTTGGCGGCGATGCTTATGCTGACGATGACACATCAGAATTCGATGAGATGGGTATGATGGAAGGTGTTAGTTTAGAGAAAGTTGCTCCTGCAAAAATGGGTGACAACGGTGCTAATACTAGATCACCAACAACATTCAATTCAGGCGCAGCCGGTATGCAAGGTAGCCCAGTTCGTAATGTAGCTTCTGAGTCAAATCCAGACGGTACAGCAGCGTACAAAGCTCCAACAAGCTATGCTGACAAGGGTCGTGGCGATCTTCCGGGCGCAGGTTCATTCAAAAATGTTCCAGCAAAAGGCGGCGCAAATGCTAAATTAGCAGCAGCACCAAAACCACATTTAGCCCAGGCATCTGGCGTTAATACAAAAACACCTTTTCCAAAAGGTTAATAGACTGATATGGCTCGCAACACATATCTCAAAGAACATCTAAGCTTCACTCAGGCAAAAGTAGAACTTTTAACTGAGGAAGCCCATGATGGCGGCAAAACCCTTTATATGAAGGGTATTTGTATTGAGGGCGGCATACGAAATGCCAATGAGCGTGTATATCCAGTAGATGAAATTGAAAAAGCAGTAGACGCAATCAACAATCAACTTAAAACAGGTCATTCTGTACTAGGCGAAGTTGACCATCCTGATGATCTTAAGATTAATTTAGATCGTGTTTCACATATGATTGAAAAAATGTGGATGGAAGGACATTGTGGGTATGGCAAATTAAAGATATTAGGAACACCAATGGGATTACTTGTGAAAACAATGTTAGACCAAGGTGTGAAATTAGGGGTTAGTAGTCGTGGATCAGGAAATGTCAACGACTCCAACGGACATGTCAGTGACTTTGAAATCGTCACTGTTGATGTAGTTGCTCAGCCAAGTGCTCCAAACGCATATCCAACAGCAATTTACGAAGGCTTGTTAAACCACGCCGGCGGACAAAAGTTATTGGAAATGTTTAAAGATCCGGCTAAAAGCAACAAAGCACAGAAATACGTATCAAATGAAGTTCTTCGTTTAATACGTGATCTGAAGATCGAAGGAAAATAATATGCTAGACGCATTGAAACCGTTATTAGATAGCGAGTTTGTTACTGAGGAAGCGAAAGCTGAAATCAACGAAGCTTGGGAAGCCAAGATTGTTGAAGCCAAAGAACAAGCCCGTGCAGAACTCCGAGAAGAGTTTGCACAACGCTACGAGCATGACAAATCAGTGATGGTGGAAGCCTTAGATCGCATGGTAACAGAAAGTCTTGTCGCAGAAGTTCAGCAAATTAAGGCCGAAAAAGCCGCACTTGCTGAAGATCGTGTCAAATTCCAACGCAAAATTAAAGAAGATACTAACAAGTTTAACAACTTCATGGTATCTAAATTAGCAGAAGAAATTGGCGAATTGCGTAAAGATCGTAAAACACATAATGAGGGCCTTCAAAAGTTAGAAGGCTTTATCGTTCATGCGTTAGCCCGTGAAATTAGTGAATTCCAAGAAGACAAGCGTGATGTAGTTGAAACTAAGGTTCGCCTAGTTCAAAACGCACGTGGTCAATTAGAAGCACTAAAGAGCCGTTTCGTAAAAGAATCAGCTGAAAAAATGACACGAGCTGTATCCAAGCATCTCAAAGCTGAACTCAGCCAATTAAAAGAAGACATCCAAGTTGCTCGTGAGAACAATTTTGGTCGTCGTATTTTTGAAGCATACAGTACAGAATTCGGAGCTACTCATCTTAATGAGAAAGCTGAAGTCCGTAAACTGCACGATATGATTGCTTACAAAGATCAGAAAATTGCTGAAGCCATCAAATTCGCTAAGAAAGCAACTGTCTTAGTCGAATCTAAAGAACGTGAAGTACGCATCTTAAAAGAATCTAATGTACGTAACCGTACAATGGAAGAATTGCTTAGTCCTCTAAATGAAGAAAAGCAAGAAGTAATGCGTAATTTACTTGAAAGCGTTCAAACTTCACGTTTGAAAGGTGCTTTTGAAAAGTATCTACCAGCAGTTTTAGAAAATCGCTCTGTGAAAGCTAAAAAAGTAATTGCAGA